TTGGTCATTGATGGAACGCCAAAGAGAAGAGCAGAGCAGTATGCGAAAGCCCTCGACTGGCGTAATTCAGGGGTTGATTACATCATTCTCAATTACGAGCAAGTTGTTAACGACTGGCCTTCCGTGTCGAAACTGCCCAGAGGATTCGTTGTACTCGACGAAGCAACCGCAATCAAATCCTTCCGTTCCAAACGTTCCCGAGCAGTAAAGAAGTTAAACAATGCGCCATTTAGATTCGCTCTTACTGGCACGCCTATTGAGAACGGCAAGCCTGAAGAGCTGTATAGCATTATGCAATTTGTCGACCCCAACGTACTTGGTCGGTTTGATATCTTTGACGCAGCTTTTATAGTTCGCAATAGTTGGGGTGGAGTTAACTACTACAGAAACTTGCCTACTCTTCACAACAAGATGAAAGAAGCAGCGGTACGTAAAGCGCAGAAGGACCCAGACGTTGCTCCTTTTCTTCCAGACGCTATTCATAAAGACCCAATACGTATACCAATGGATAGGAAGATGGCTAAGTTATACAGCCGAATTACCTCTGATTTGCTCCAGGATTTAGACGATGCTCAAGCATTGTTTGGCTCCTCCTTCAACATCATGGCTCACTACGGCGTAGAGTCCAAACGCGGTGGACCAGAGGATGAAATGCGCGGAAAGATTATGTCCAAGATAGGCGCGTTAAAGATGTTGTGTTCCCACCCAGAGTTACTTATAACCAGCGCTAAGAAGTTTAACGAAGGAAAAGGAGAAGGTTCCTTATACGCTGACGGGTTAGTTAGTTCTGGTGCTCTGGACGGTATAACAGACTCCCCTAAACTAAATTACCTAACCCAATACGTCACTGAGTTCTTGGACCAAGACGACGCTAACAAGGTGGTCATCTTTGCTACCCACGTAGACATGCTCGATAAGATTAGCGAGAGCTTAGGTCCAGACAGGTGCAAGCTGTATTCAGGTAAGTTAGATGCTAAGACAAAAGAAAATAATAAAACCGCATTTAACACTGACCCAACTATACGGGTACTAATTAGCTCAGATGCTGGCGGCTACGGCGTAGACTTACCAGCGGCTAATCTATTAGTTAATTATGATTTGCCATGGAGCGCTGGGGCGGCTACCCAAAGAAACGGCCGCATCAAACGAGCCTCTTCCACTTGGCCCTCTATTGTTATCCAAGATGTAGTTGTCATGGGCTCCATAGAAGAGCGCCAACATGAGATGTTACAGCAGAAAAATGCCCTTGCTTCCGCGGTTATTGACGGGGAAGGCTTTGATGATAAGGGTGGAATTACTATGTCCGTCAGTAGTTTAAAGCAATTTTTACAATCTACCCCCGTGTAGACTAGAGCAATGCCTAACGCACCTAAGACCCCTACACGCACCATCCGTGTGCCTGATGACCTGTGGAAATCCGTACAGAAGAAGGCCGCTACCGAGGGTGTTACTGTAACTAGCGTAATAATTGAAGCTTTAGAATCCTACGTCGCCAAGGTTGACAAGTAGCCTGAAGCGCCACTAGAGTTTCCCCCACATCACTAGGGGAGTTCTAATGGATATAGATTCTGTAAAAGAAAATCTAAAGCAATACCTTGCATTAAAAGACCAATCAGATTTCCTTACCAATCGCATTACAGAAGTTAAGAAGAGATTAACTACTGCAGTAGATGAGTTAGGTAATACTGACGAGCGTGGCCACATTGTCTTAGAAGTAGATAATGACGGCGTAACTAAAAAAATGATGAAGCAACGCAGAGTATCTAAAAACTTAGATATGGATATTGCTGAAGAGTTGTTAACAAAGCGTGGTATCAAAGACACCTGTATTAAAATGGTGCCCATGTTAGATGAGTCTGCAATTATGGCAGCCTTCTACGAAGGTTATTTAACCGAAGAAGATATAGATACAATGTTTCCTGCAAAAGTTAGTTACGCATTTATAATTGATAAATGAGCGATTACATAGAGAATTCTTTTGCTGACCTAGATAATTTTTATCCAGGTAGTAAAAGAAAAAGAAGAGAGCCTCCTAAGCCTGAGGTAGAACCAGATGGTGATTGGGACGCGAAGTCTTATAAAAAGACTCTCCCTAATGGTAAAGATGTGGAAATGTTTACCATCGGTGCGCTCGCTTCTGCATTGGGTAGACCACTTATTACAGTACGTGCCTGGATTAAAGAGGGCTACCTCCCAGCCTCGCCTTACAGACTTCCAACAAAGAAGAATGTGAACGGCGAGGACCACATGGGACGCAGGTTATACTCGCGCCCTATGGTGGAATCTGCGGTAGAGTTGTTCAGTAAGGCTGGACTTTTACATAAGAAGCGTATAGACTGGTCCTTACACCAGCAACTGTCGCAGGACATAGCTGAGGCGTGGAGTAAAATTCGCGCAAAAGAAACTGAAACCTATGAAACAGGAGAAAATAATGTCAGTGAATCGCACTGAAGACTATATGCCAAAGGTTGATGAATTCAATATCGACCCAGTACTAGACGCCCGCCCAGAGCAGGCAACTAGCGCAGCAGTACAAGAAGGCTGGGAGGCAGCAGATAAGCTGTCTGTATCAGCCAATGATTATCCAGTTGAATTTCGCTTCAATGAAGGTGAGTTCACAGTAATCAAATTCCTTGACCCAAATGGTCCTTTTGCAAGTTACAAGCAACACTTCTTGCAACAGAAGACTGAAGGAAAGCGTTCGTACGTTTCCCTTGGGCCAAACGACCCACTATGCACAAAGCTTGGTAGCAAGCCAGAGGACAAGCGTGCCTTCACAATCGCTAACCTCAGCGTGCCAGGTGGACCACAGCGACAAATGATTGTCGCATCACCACGTCTTTATAAGACACTACATGCAGCACACTTCTCACCTGCAGGCCCACTCAATAAGAACTATTGGGCTATCAGCCGTACAGGTAAGATGCAACAAACTGTTTATCATCTAACCCCCATTAAGCCACGCGACCTCATGGAAGATTGGCAAATTAATGCGGAAGAGGTCGAGAAAGCAATCGCAGAGATGAAGCCTTATGACCGTTCTATTATCAAGGAACACACATGGGCTGAACTTGAAGAGATTGCAAATCAACTACTCGGTCTATAATTAGAATGCTGTAAGGCCTGGTCGCCATCCCCTCAACCAGGTCTTACAGTTTAAAGGGGAATAGATGAACATAATTACTACTTTGGAACAGTTAGATGACTTGGTTCAGTACTATCTGAAACAAGATGCTTTTGCTTTCGATGTAGAAACCGTGGGTGACAGAAGAGGCGTCCCTGTTGTTAATGAAGTCTTATGGATTTCACTTGCTACACATGGGCGTGGCGATGTCATACCACTCGGCCATCCTCACGGCGAGTTTATTAGCGAGACATTTCCATTAACTGGACAGGGTGAGAAAAGAGTACTTGCTGGTTTACCTGCTAGAGAATCTGATTACTCTAGAGATAAGAAGAAGGCTATTAAAGTATTTGGACCTGAGGTCCCACAGCTAAGACCTGCTGAGGTCTTTGCTGCGTTGCAGCCTTTGATGTTTAACGAATCTATTTTAAAAGTAGGTCACAATTTAGTATTTGATTTAACCTCTGTTGCTAAATACTACGGGGGTAAAACGCCTGTACAACCATACTTTGACACAATGGTTGGCTCGTTTGTTTATGACAACAGGAATAAGAATAAGGTCGGTCTTGACGACTGTTTAGAGCGCGAACTAGGATACAAAATGGAGAAAGGTGTAGGCGCTCAAGTAGAAAACTACGGGTTCTCCGAAGTAGCTAAGTATTCCTATCTAGATGCTAAGTACACATTCTTATTATGGAAAGCAGTAAAACCTAAGATAGAAGAAGCAGAACTTAACAACATAATGAAACTAGAGATGGACGTGCTAGAGGTACTTTGCAGTATGAAGTTAACTGGCGCACCAATAGATTTAGAGGCACTTAAGAAACTTAACGACGACCTAGAGGCTTCTATTGAAGAGGCTAGGTCTGACATATATAAAGCTGCGGGTAGAGTGTTCAACATTAACTCTAACCCTGAGAAACAGCACTTGTTATACAGTCCAAAAGACGAGGGTGGCAGAGGTCTTAAGCCTAAGTTACTCACGGGTAAGGGCGGTAAAAATGAGGAAAACGGCAAGGAATTAAGTTATACCGACTACTCAGTATCATCTGAGGCATTGGAACCATATCGAGAGAAAGACCCACTTGTAAAGGCGCTATTAGAGTATGCGGATTTGAACAAGTTACATACGACATATGTGGTTCCTTACCTAGGTGGCGATGTAGTTAGAACAACTGGTGGTAAGTCTCGTACAGAATATAAAGAGAGCTTGTTGGTAAACGGCCGTGTTCATTGTGACTTCATTCAACACGGTGCTGAGACAGGTAGATTCTCCAGTCGTAACCCTAATTTGCAGAACATACCTAATCCATCTGCTAGTGAGAACGGTAAGGCAATCCGCAACCTGTTTTACGCACCTGAGGGATATAAGTTAATTGTTGCCGACTACTCACAGATTGAGCCTCGTATCATTGCTTCCATGTCCAAAGACCCAATCATGACTAAGAACTACTTAGACGGTGGGGACATATACACCACAGTGGGAGACACAATGGGGGTAGACCGCAAGGCTGGCAAAGTGTTAGTATTATCTATGGCTTACGGCGTTGGTCCCGATAAGATTGCCCGCTCTATTGGGTGCTCTTTGACAGAGGCCCGCAATTTATTAGGTGAGTTTTCTACCAAGTTTTCTTCGGTAAACACTTATAGGTCAAAGGTTGTCGGGGCTACTCGGTTAAAAGGTTATGTCACCACATTAATGGGTAGACGACGTTACATACCAGAGATAAAGTCTAAAGACTTAGGATTAAAGGCTGGCGCAGAAAGACAGGCTTTTAATACACGCATCCAAGGTTCTGCTGCTGACATCATGAAGTTAGCCATGATTCGCGCTCATAAATTAATCCCCAGTACTTCCAATCTACTACTTACTGTGCATGATGAACTAGTGACTATCACCCCAGACTCAGAGGTAGACGCCACCGAACAAGCCATTAGAGAGGCTATGGAAGGCATACATGTGTTAGAGGTACCTTTAGTCGCAGATGTAAAAGTGGTAGAAAGGTGGGGCGAGGCTAAGTGAAGTGGTTTAAGAAAAGAAGAGAACCCAAATACGAAATCATATCTAAGGATGTACCGCTTACACATTTGATGCGTTGGTTCTTGTATGACACAGGGTTGATAGACCCAAACGAGATAGCAACTAGACTGAACCTAACTCCAGTAAGTGATGAGGGTAATGTAAAAGAAGAAGAAGACAGCGACTATCGCATGGAAGCTATTGCTGACCTGCTTCCGTTTATAGAGCTTATGGCTGAGATAACATCTGATGCCATCACTGCTATACAGGTTAAAGATATAGAAGAATCGCTAGAGGATGACGCCTCTCAAGTGACACATGAGATGACTATAATGCGTCAGATGTATAAGGTCGTAGCGTTATCATCTTTGATATCGTCATTTTCGGCCGCTGTAGAGTTGGGGATATTATCTAAAGACTCAGTAGAAAACATGAGACTAGAGGACGGTAACTTCGATGAGTAGTAATTGGTGGGCTAATAAATTAGGAACGCAACAACCACAGAGTGTTCCGCAGGTACAACAACCCGCATATGTTCCATCGCCTTCAACTCCACAGATGCCTCCATCACAGCAGGCAAGACCTGAGACACCTAGATGTCCTAACTGTAGAAGCGGTAATTATGGGGGTACGGCTGAGACTAGACCTAGGTGCTATGATTGCGGCTATCCTATTCAGCAGTCAGGGAGTGGGATGCCTGGTATCAGAGGTCCACAAGCCGAGGGTCCAGTGCAGGCTGCTAAACAGGTTCACAGTGGAAACAACTTTAACCCTCAAGGAATTATAGGAAAAATTTGATGAATGCCGAACTGACTAAGATACTAACTAAGATAAATAAAAAGTATGGAGACGACACTATCGTTCTTGCCTCTGATATAACTGAAGGAACTGGAAGAGTAACCACAGGTTCAGTTAGTTTAGATGTGGCTTTAGGTGGTGGTTGGCCTATCAACCAATGGCATGAACTTATTGGTGAGGCTAGCAATGGTAAGACAGCCATAGCATTGAAGACTATTGCCGCTAATCAAAAGCGTGACCCAGAGTTTACAACTGTGTGGGTAGCCGCTGAACAATGGGTTCCAGGCTATGCTGAGATGTGCGGAGTAGATGTAGCTAGAGTTTATGTGATATCAACTAATTTAATGGAGGAAGCTTACGAAGCAGTCATTGAAATCACCGAGTCTAAAGCAGTCGATTGCGTTGTCATTGACAGCCTCCCAGCACTTGTCCCTGGTGATGAGAATAAGAAGGAGATGGAGGAATCTACAGTGGGACGTGGGGCGTTACTTACTAATAAATTCTTCCGTAAAGTTGGAAAAGCTAGCAAGCGAAGTCTTACAGAAGCAGAAAGACCCTTCATTGGACTACTGATTAATCAGTGGCGTTCCAAGATTGGGGTTGGACCATACGCAGACCCAAGAACCACCCCAGGTGGATTGGGCAAAGACTACGCCTTCTTTACACGCATAGAGGTACGCCGTTCACAATGGATTGAACTTGGTTCTGGTCAAGATAAGCATAGAATCGGTCAGGAAATAAAGGTTCGCGTCTTAAAGAACAAGTCGGCCCCCCCTCATCAGGTAGCCACTTTAGATTTTTACTTTGAAAATGGCGGGGAAGTACCCGCTGGAGAGTATGATTTTGGAAAAGAATTGATTGCTATTGGTATGGTAAATGGTGTTATAGGTAGGGCTGGTTCTTACCTCAGGTATGCCGATAGACAGTGGCAGGGTAAAGAGGCTATGCTTGCCTCTATTCGAGAAGAGATTGACCTGAAGGAAACTCTAGAGCGCGATGTTCTAGACTCAATTAAAGCTGGGTCTAAGTACGTGCATGAAGAGTGAAGGCCAGCGTCAATCAAGGAAGCATGAGGACCGACTCGCTAAGAGGGTTCAAGGCAAACGCAACGCTGCCAGCGGTGCGTTCTGGAGTCGTAAAGGTGATGTCCGTTCACACGATTTGCTCATAGAGCATAAGTGGACAGGCAAAGCCTCCTTCACTGTCAAAGCGACAGTTTTGGAAAAGATTGTCAGGGAAGCCATCCTTGACAGTAGGACACCCGTCCTCGGCTTCAGTCTCAATAATGAAAATTATGTGATGCTCACTGAAGACGACTTTCTGGAACTACGCCAGAACCTTCAGGAGTGTACTTGTACGAACAAACCGACGGCATAGAAGAATGGCGTTACGAGTCTAAGTGCAGGGGAATGGATACCGAACTTTGGTATCCACCAAGAGACAAAACTAAATATAAATCTATAGCAGCAGTCTCAAAGGCTGTGTGTTATGGGCGTGACGGACTGCCTGAATGTCCTGTGCGTAAAGAGTGTTTACTCTATGCAGACAGCATAGATGAACAGCACGGTATATGGGGCGGCATGAGTCATAGAGAGCGGAACGCTTTGAAACGAAAAGCAAAGCGAGAAGGTCTTACTTTAAAACAGTGGATAGAAACTAAGACACAATGGTAATGGAGACGTATGAATTACAAGCCAAGCGGTGCCCTGAAGAAATTTGTAGATGTGGCTAAGAAACCAACAAGAGTATTAGGTTCGGTAGAGCGACATGTTTTATCTAAGCCAGCAGACACTAGCCGTAGAACAGATGTTCTACACCCGTCAGAGATGTCTGGTTCAGATTGGTGTCATCGAGCCTCGTACTTCCAGCTATCTGGTAAGCCTGTTGTAGGTAAACGCGCTCCTAGTTTTAAATTATTATCTGTATTTGAAGAGGGACATAGTATCCACGCTAAGTGGCAGGGTTGGTTCCACGAGATGGGAAACCTATACGGCAAGTGGTATTGCAAAGAGTGTGAAGAGATGTTCTGGGGCCCTGCCGATTGTCACGATGGTCCGTTGGAATATAGAGAAGTACCTTTGTACTATGAACCGTTACGTATCTACGGTCATGCTGATGGGTGGTTAGTTGGTTTAGGTGACCCCCTTATGCTTGAGATTAAGTCTGTGGGTATGGGCACGTTTAGATATGAGGTACCAGACCTAATCGCTGAACACGATGGTGACTTTGAAAAGATATGGAAGAACGTTAACGCTCCTTTCATGAAGCATATAACACAGGTTCAGATATACATGAAGCTGGCTGAGTTATTGAAGCTCGAGAATCATCCACAAGAAGCAGTAATTATCTATGAGGCTAAGGCTACTCAGGACATTAAAGAGTTTGTAATCCCTAAGAGCGACTTTGGTATCGAACATATATTCGAAGCTGCAAAACAGATTGTAGATGCGGTTGACAGGGGCGAACCAATACCGTGTAATATAAGCGCCAACGGATGCTATAAATGTAGGGGTTACGATGAGTGAGTTAATTGCCACAGGCGCAGCAGAACAAATGCTTCACGTCCTAGAGGGTCAAGGTCTTCCAGTTCGTAAATCATTGAATCTTGATATCCCCCCTTTCCCTGCGGATATCACTATTGTAGATGACCAAGAGTTAATGGTTCTTGCTGCTAAGTACATGGAGAACTATAACTTTCTTAGCACACAGGTTGCTTGTGCCGCTATTGCGGAGTTAGAAGCAGAGAACTTGTACGAGTATGAGCATTCAAAGAGAATGATTGAGAAGACAACAGGTAAAACAACTGAGAAATCAATCATGCTCAAAGCAATTGTGTCAGTAGAATCAGACATATCAAACTTAG